CGACAAAGGTGGAAAATCTGGTGCTAAGAAACAAGGTTACAATGCAAGATTAGATGAATCTTTAGGTGCTAGAAGAGGTGCTGAGTCTACAAAGTCTCAAAGCTTGAAATCTAGAAGAGATGAATCTAAAGGCGCAGAAAAAGCTGCTGGTAAAAGAGCTTATTCTGCTGTCGGAACAATGGATAAATAATCATGGCAAACACTAGAAGAGAAAATCGACTGGAAGAACTTGGTCGTGTTGATGCTGAAAAAGCATTCAGTAAAAAAGGTAAAAGAAATCTAAGAGACGAGAAAAGCAGAATCCGTGGCGAACTTAAAGGCGGCGGAATTGCTAAAAGAGGAATGGGTAAAGCATTCAGAGGCGGAGGTTTAGTATAATGTCTAAAGATTGGCAAAAAGGATCGGGTTATATCAAAGAACCAAAAGTTACTGGGATCGTCGGAAAAAACAAAGACGGTTACGGTGATGCTGAAGTTATTGAAGCAACTAATCCTACAGAGTCACAAACAGTTACTGTAAAAGGTAACAAAGCAATCAGAAAAGATAAGAAGCCAGTTAAAGCAACTTGGTACTAGTATGGCATTCCCAATTTTTGGTGCGCTTAAACTTGCTTTAAACGCTGGAAGTCACATATACAAAAAGCGTCAAGAGACAAAAATGGCTATGGCGGACGCTCAACACATGGCAGCTACAAAAATGGCTCGTGGGGAGACGGAATACCAGGGGAAACTACTTGAAGCCCGTCAAAATGATTATAAGGATGAGGTCGTTTTAGCGATTCTCACACTGCCAATTTTGGTGCTCGCATATGGGGTCTGGTCGGACGATCCGGCAGCCATGGATAAAATAAAAATGTTCTTTGAACATTTCGCGGCACTGCCGACATGGTTTACGTCACTTTGGATTCTTGTCTGCGGAAGTATTTTTGGAATTAAGGGTACACAAATTTTCAGGAATGGTAAAAAATAATGGCTAAAGATTGGATTCAAGGCGCAATTAAAAGACCGGGAGCATTTACAAAAAAAGCTAAGGCTGCGGACATGTCTGTTGGCAAATATGCAAATAAAGTTTTAAAGAAAGGAAGCGGAGCATCTTCTAGAACCAAAAAACAAGCATCCCTTGCAAAAACATTAAGAAGTTTTCATGCAGATGGTGGTTTAACTAAAGTTGCTGGTTATAAGCCAGTACTTGGTAATAATAAGTTTGGTTACCCTAGTGGAGGAGTTCCGGTTAATAAAAAATAATGGACGGCGTAAATTTAATTTACCGACTAAAAAAACAGATTGAAGAAACACAGAAAACTGTGCAAGACTATGTTCTAAATGGAAAGGTTGACAACCATGAAAAATACCAATATATGGTAGGACAGCTTCGTGCTTACGAAGCAATTTTACAGGAAATCTCTACCCTGCTAACAGATAAGGAGCCAGAGGATAATGAAAACACAGGAACAGTCATCGATATCTCAAGTAAAAAAACCAAAACTTGATATTCCCACAACAGAATTAGTTGGACTTAAAAAAGAAAAAGAAGTCACAAATCAAAAAGCAAAATTGCCTCAACCAACAGGTTGGAGAATATTAATTTTACCTTTTAAAATGAAGGAAAAAACAAAAGGTGGAATTATTATGGGGCAAGACACATTAGAGAAACAACAAGTTGCTTCTCAATGTGGAAATGTTCTAGCAGTAGGACCCCATGCCTATCAAGATAAAGAAAGATTTCCTAATGGGCCATGGTGTAAAGTGGGAGACTGGATAATGTTTGCGCGTTATGCGGGCTCTAGAATAAAAATAGAAGGCGGTGAAGTTCGTTTGCTAAATGACGATGAAGTTTTAGCAACCATCGAGAATCCAGAGGATATCTTGCATGAATATTAATCATAGGGAGGAACTATGCCAAACGTAGAAAAAGAAGATAAAATAATAGATCTGCCATCAGACGGTCCTGATACAGAAGTTACTTTACCAGAAGAAACGGTTAAAGAAGGAGCTCAAGAAGTTGTTGTTCCTGAAGTTAAACCGGAAGGTGAAGTAGAAGTAAAAGAAGAAACACCTAAACAAGAAACAGAAACTAAGGAACTTATACAAGAAGAACAAAAACCGGAAGAAGTAAAAGAAGAAGCAAAAGAAAAAGAATTAGATGAGTATGGCGAAGGTGTTAAAAAACGAATCGCTAAACTTACTAAACGTATGCGTGAATCTGAACGTCAAAGAGACGAAGCAACACGTTATGCTCGTACAGTTCTTACCGATAAAAAATCTCTAGAACAAAGATTAACTAAATTGGATACAGGTTATGTATCTGAAATGGAAAATCGTATTACTTCAAGTCTTGAGGCAGCTAAAGGGAAACTAACTTCTGCTAGAGAATCTGGAAACATAACTGATGAAGTAGATGCACAAAAAGAAATCGCTAAATTAGGTTATGAAGAAGCAAGATTGGCTGAAATGAAACTTAATCAAGAAGCCAAAACTAAAGAGAAGAGTGAATTAAATCAACAATCAAATATTCGACAAGGACAGCCTCAGCCCCCAAGACCAGATGCAAGAGCAACTGAATGGGCACAGAAAAACTCGTGGTTTGGTAACGATAATGCTATGACTTACACGGCTTTTGATATGCACAGAAAATTGGTGGAAGAGGAAGGTTACGACCCTCAATCTGAGGATTATTATGGAGAATTAGATAGAAGAATAAAGCTTGAATTCCCCCATAAATTTGGTAATGTAACAGAACAAACGACTAAGCCGACACAAACTGTAGCGTCAGCTACGCGAAATGTTAAAAGAGGTACTGGTCGCAAAACTGTGAAACTCACATCGTCACAAGTAGCAATTGCTAAAAAACTGAATGTGCCACTTGAAGAATATGCTAAACAATTAAACGTAGTAGAGGAGTAAATGCATATGATAAAAACTAAAACTGAAACTAAAAAAGTTACAGATGAAGTTAAAAAAGACTCTCGCGCGTCCGAAACAAGAGAAGCTACAAAGCGACCTGTTGAATGGACACCACCCTCATCTTTAGATGCACCACCTGCGCCGGATGGATTTCGACACAGATGGATAAGAGCTGAAAGTTTAGGCTTTGATGACACTAAGAATATTGCTGGTAAATTAAGATCAGGATATGAATTAGTTCAAGCGTCAGAGTTTAAAGACTCAGATTATCCAGTCGTTCAAAATGGCAAACATAAGGGGGTCATTGGAGTTGGAGGTCTGTTGCTGGCCAGAATACCAGACGAGATCGCCGAAGCACGTCAGAGGTACTATAGTGAAAAAGCTAAAGAACGAGACGATGCTGTCAAATCCGATTTACTGAAGGATCAGCACCCGAGCATGCCTATCACAGTTGATAGACGCTCTAGCAAATCTTTCGGTGGTAAGTAGGAGTTTTTTAACAAATACTAATCAACGAATTAAATTAACCGTCACTGGAGGTCCTTCGGGACAGGTGACACACGGAGGAAACAACTATGGCAAATCAAGATGCCGCTTTCGGTCTTAGACCGTTAAAGACGGTTGGTCAGCAAGATGATTCCACTGGAATGAGTTCTCATAAGATATTACCTGGCGATGCCAGTGTTCTATATCAAGGCACCCTAGCAATAGGTGTAGCGACTGGATATGTAGACACAGCAGCAGCTGGTGATACTACAAATATTGGAGCTTTCTGGGGAACGTTTTATGTTGATCCAACTACCTTAAAACCTACGTTTAAAAACTACTATCCTGGCTCGATTACACCACCTTCAAGTGGTGCGATTGAAGCTTTCGTTTACGACAGTCCAATGCAAATGTTTGAAATTCAATCAGACAACTCAAGTGCATCAGCTCAAACTGATGTTTACATGTGTGCGGATATAGCTGGTACAGGTGGATCTACTTTAAACGGGGTTTCCAGCACGGAATTAGGAGATGGTACTCTTAATGCTTCTGCTGCACAACTAAAAATCATAGGCGTATCTCGTGACCCGAAAAATAATGATCTAACTGCCGCTAATGTAAATTGGCGTGTGATGATCGATCAGCATTTATTCGGTAACAACTACGATGGAATATAAGGAGGATAAATTATGGCTATATCACGACAACAACTCGTAAAAGAGCTTGAGCCAGGTTTAAACGCCTTGTTCGGCCTAGAGTACAAACGATACGACCAGGAGCATAAAGAAATTTATACTACTGAGTCTTCTGACAGAGCTTTTGAAGAAGAAGTAATGTTATCTGGCTTTGCGAATGCATATGTTAAACCGGAAGGTTCAGCTGTTGCATACGACAACGCACAAGAAACATTCACTGCAAGATATACTAATGAAACAGTAGCTCTTGCATTTGCTTTAACTGAAGAAGCAATGGAAGATAACCTGTATGACAGACTTTCGTCTCGTTATACAAAAGCACTAGCGAGATCTATGTCTAATGCGAAACAGATCAAAGCTGCTAATCCCCTAAATCAAGGGTTGCCTACTACAGACAACTATGATTCTGGTGATGCAGTATCTTTGTTCAATACACAGCATCCGACAATCGCTGGGACTTTTTCAAACACGTTAACTACACAGGCAGACCTTAACGAAACATCGTTAGAGCAAGCAATGATCGACATTGCGGCTTTGACTGATGAGAGAGGTCTTAAAATCGCAGCTAGAGGAATGAAAATGATTATTCCTTCTGAAAACCAATTCAACGCGGAGAGATTGTTAAAATCTCAAGGTAGAGTTGGTACAGCTGATAACGATATCAACGCTCTTAAGAATATGGGAATGGTCCCTGAAGGATATAGAGTAAATCACTATCTAACAGATACTGATTCTTGGTATATTATCACTGACGTGCCAAATGGTATGAAGTACTTTGAAAGATTACCGGTCCAAACTAAAATGGAAGGTGACTTTTCAACAGGAAACGTAAGATACAAAGCTAGAGAAAGATACTCGTTTGGAGTATCAGACCCTAGAGGTATCTACGGTGTTGAAGGTGCTTAATAACTAACAAACTAAGGGGCCGCCTTAAAACGGCCCCTTTTTATTTATAAGGGTGAATATATGAGAAAATTCCTAGTACATATTAATGCGTATCAATATCAAGCTAAATTTGAAGTTTTAGCTGAGGATAATGTTGAATCTATTGAAAATTCAATAGTTGACAAACTAGGAGATAAGAGTATAAAATGGGAGTCTCTTGGAGAAATGATGGATCCCAAGATAAAACGGATAACCTATGAGGAGGTTATAGATGTTACACGACCTGTACACTACGAAAAGGTCCTTGGAGTTGAGGTGGCAACTGGAGTATGAGCAAAGTGGTAAATATACTCTGGATATGGTCCGAATTGATGACAAAATTAAAGAAGTCATTACTGAGATCAAACTCGAAGAATCAAAGATTGCAGATAGAGAAAATGCAATTCGAAATGCTGCCCCCGAAGTTTCTGTGGCTACTTAAATAAACGCCACATCGCTGAAATCGTATATTTCTATTAGGATCTCTTGCACTCCATTTAAATCTATTATATAAATCAATCACTATACAATTAAAATCAGAACATAGACGCGTATAGTCGACGGCCTAGAGACTATGTTCATAAATCTAGGAGGATTTAATTATGGCTACAACTACATTTTCGGGACCGATAAAAGCGGGAACGATAAATAATACGACTGGAACTACTGTTGGTACAAATGTGGCAAACACAGGTTTTGTATTGATGGCACAATCAGCTAACATTGTTTTTGAAGCTGATGGCACTACAACTGACATTGCAACATTACCAGCCAATAGTCAGATTTTCCAAATCACTTTAGATATTACCACTGCGTTCGATGCAGGTACTACTAATACGATTGATTTTGGAGATGGAACTACAGCTGATCAATATGCTGATGCTTTAGCAGCAGGAGCGCAAGCTAGAGTTTTAGCAACTTCTGATGTTTCCCAGATTGGAAACTTAATTGATATAGGTACTTCTGACATTACTGTCACAGCTACATATAATCAAAGTGGAAGTGCAGCTACAGCTGGTGCGGCTACAGCTACTGTTTTGTATTTACAAAATAGAAACTTAAGCTAATAAATAATTAAAGTGCTCCTTCGGGAGCACTTTTAATAGGAGAAAATATGTCAAGTTTTACAAGTGACCAGACAACCATCAACATGACTACTGTAGGTAGCAATACTCTTGCACGAACAGGTAGATGTAGAATTACATCTATTCAAGCGGAAGGAATTGCAGCTTCTACTATGGTTTTTTATGATTCTACAAGTACAGGATCACCTGGAACTGCGGTAGCTACGTATAATTATAATACAGAAGGGATGCAACTTTTCATTCCCGGTTCTGGTATTTTATGTAAAGATGGTATTGTTTATAACTTAACGGGAGCTGGTGGAAGCGTTACAATAACGATCACTGGCGCGTAGGAGTTTAAATGGCTAATACTACATCCGGAACAGCGACGTTCGGGAAAACGTTCGCAGTTGACGACATCATAGAAGAAGCTTTTGAAAGATGTGGTATTCGAGGAGTTGCTGGTTACCAGTTAAAAACTGCCAGACGCTCTTTAAATATTATGTTTCAAGAGTGGGCCAACAGAGGAATTCATCTTTGGCAAATTGGAGATGGATACTTAACTCTTGTTGATGGTACCAATGAATATATCGGTTACCGTGCAAGTGGAGATGGAACATCAACTTTATTAACAAGTGCCGGTGCAGCTTTATATGGTACAGACGATATTTTTGAAGCTTCATATAGAAGCAGTGCAGGTACAACTAGTCAATCAGATAGTCCTTTAACAAAAATTTCCAGATCCACATATTCAGCTTTATCTAATAAGTTAGCTAAAGGACAACCTTCTCAATATTGGGTTCAAAGATTCATAGATAAAATTACAGTCACTTTATATACCACTCCAGGCTCAAGCCAAGCGGGCGATAGAGTTCAATTTTATTACATGAGTAGAATAGAGGATGCGGGTGCTTATACAAATGCAGCTGATGTTCCTTATTATTATATTCCTGCAATGTGTGCAGGTTTAGCATACTACGTTAGTATGAAATACAATCCGGAAAGAACACAAAATTTAAAATTACTTTACGAAGATGAATTATTAAGAGCGGAGGCAGCGGATGGGTCTAGTAACAGTACATATGTTACACCTAAGACTTACTACCCAAGTATTTAATTATGGCAAGATACGCACAAGGAAAATTTGCATTAGCAGTATCAGATATTAGTGGACAATCTTTTCCATGGAATGAAATGGTTACACAATGGAATGGGTTATTTGTACATTATTCTGAGTTTGAATCCAAACAACCACAATTAGATCCTAAGCCAAGTGCTGCTGATCCAACAGCTTTACCTAAAACAAGA